ATTCGATTGAAACATATGGAGGAAGGCTTCAACGAGTGCGAGGTTGATGGATACACGAACTTCATTTTTAAGAACCGGTTCGGAGAGATGCTAAATCCACACGTCATCAATAGAGCGCTTGAGAGAATTATTCGTGACTGCAATGCCGAGGAAACAGAGCGTGCAGAGCAAGAACACCGAGAACCAGTTTTACTTCCACACTTCAGCGCACACAATCTCAGACACACATTCTGTACTCGCCTTTGCGAGAACGAAACAAACCTAAAGGTAATCCAAGAGATTATGGGACATCGAAACATCGAGACAACGATGGATGTCTACAACGAAGCGACCAAGGAAAAGAAGATGTCCAGCTTCGCAAATCTTGAAGGAAAAATCAGAGTGTCCTAAGCTGGGTTTGACACCAGTTTTGACACCAATTGACCGAAAAGTTATAAGAATTTATGAGAACTTACGTTATTGTAAAAGTCCTCAAAACGTTGTGACACAAGGGTTATAAGAACTTATGAGAAGTTACGATGATACCGAGATAATATTCCCGACGATGAAGCCCCAGAGCTAAGAAAGCGTTGTGGCACAACGGTTACAGGTGATGCAACCTCTGGTTTAACACCACTTTTACACCAATTCACTTTGAATTCAACATGGCTACTAAGGAGTGCCCCGTCTTTGACGGGGTGCTTTCTTTAGCCATCATACATATATCAGCGTAAAAAATAAGGGCAGGTTTGGGAAATCAAAATCCCATTCCTGCCCTTTTCTTTTTAGCAAAAGCTGTCCCGAAAAATATATAGTATTCGTGACAACGCACAAAAAAATGAGAGCGTGCTTCAACAGCAGCTCTCATATATCTTGTCTATTTGACATTTACACCGAAGTCCTTTATAATGGCTTTTGTGGAATCCACCGTCCGCGTCGAGTTTCCGGGTTCAGTCATAGCCCATCTCCTTTGTAGACGGTGTACGGTTAAAAAGACGGTTGCCTGCTATCCCGCGAGTGCGGAGAGAAAGGTGAATGTAGAGCCCTCGCGGGAAATTTATTTCTCGGGGAGGTGATACATACGCTTCAAGAAGTTTTTTGGATTGCGTCTATCTGCTGGATTCTTATCCAAGCATGGGACAAGTTCCATAACAGAAAGAAGTGAGCCGTCTGCCGCTAACAGATGGCTCACTGAGTGTTGGGGTTAATCCCCAGTTTCAGATGTAGGTATCAACTTGTGGCAACCGTCTGGGTTTCCACCGCAGGGGGCGCTTGTTACCAGCAGGCGCTCTCTGTGTTATTATTATAGACTACTTCAACGGTATTTGTCAAATGAATTTTCTGTTAGCGTTTTCTTTCAGATTTCTCCTACGTCAGCCTGTGGGAACCGCATAACCCTTAGTCAAGCTCCGCAAGTGTACGGATGCTGACCCCATCACTTGCTTCAACGCTATGGCGGACAGTCCTGCTGCCGCCTATAAAGAATATTTACACCCACAAAATATTCTTTAGATATTATTTTCCAAATGCGATGATTGCGCCAATGATGCCAGATACAAGCAAGGTAGAGATGCAAGTAATGATTGCAACCTTGACAGTGTTGACATTGTTGGCGATTTGCTTATACGGTTTGTTTTCGGTTTCATTAACCTTCTCAGACAATTTACGTTCGGTCTCCTGCCATGCTTTTGCTTGCGCATCTACCTTACGATTGGTGTCATCCACCTTGCCCTCGATATTACTGACACGCTGTGCAATGAGCTCAACGGAAGTAGCGATTTTATAGATAGCCTTCTGCTCACTCTGGATTTCCTTCAGCTCACCTTCTAAGTTGTCAACTCTGTGTGTATTGGACTTGCATCGCTGCTCAGTCTCAATTAACAGTACGGTCTCTTGCTCGGTCATAAGAGAAACCTCCTCGGATGATTATTTTTCCCCTTCCTTCGGCTCCACTATGGAGGCAATAGCAGAGTTCTGTTTCAACACGTCTTTCATTTCGCTGAGGGCGTCATCAACGTATTTGCTAAAGGTTTCAAATGGCAAGACCTTTGCCAACCAAGGGAAACGCTCGCAGAACTTGTCGTAAACGGATGACAGCTTCAGTTTGCCCGTACCGGAACCGAACTCGCGCTCAGCGCCAAGAACAGCCTGCAGAAGCCATCCACGAATCTGCTCGTACTTCTTGTCGGTGGACAGGTTGCGCCAACGCAGAACAGCCATAACGCCGCCAACGATAAACACAATGCCAGTAACAATTACATACCAATTCTCCACAATAAATTCCATATGCAAACTCCTCTCTAAAAGATAGTGGGGCGGATTTCAGGTGCCGCCCTTCACCTTAGATTGCTGGACTCTCCCAGCTTGGGTCTTCGACGAAGCCTTTTGCCTTTGCGCTTTCGAATGTGATACCACCAGCAGAATGGTCAGATTTACACAGGTTCAAATAAAATGCGCATACCACGCCATGTGCCGACCACGGCAATCCAACCATTGCCCCAATCCACGGCAGCGCTCCGGTATAGTTCCGCTTTACGCAATAGAACGCTAAAAGTAACCCACCGACTGTAACAATCCACAGAAGGGAGCGGATATCGTCAATCAGCTTTTTTGAAAAAGCGTCCTGTTTGCTTGTGCGTTTTCTCCTTCGCCTTGCTTGCTGTCTGCTGCCGCTATATGTAGCCATCACGCCTTACCCATCAGTTTTGCAAAACGATAGAACAAAGCAGCAG